GCGGTCTTATCAGTATGGCCGTTGACGCCTGCAGCAATTATTTGGGCTACTCAATTAAGAAGGGTACGGCAAAATACGGCTTTGATAGCTTTACGGGCTCGCCTGCGCTTATCAATCCCGTTAACGGCCTCAATATACCTTCTGGCAATTATCTACGGGTAAATAGCCGCGTGTTAGCTGTGAACTCTGTAAGTTATGTAAACTCTAGCCAAGCGGTAACGGCATTTTCTGGCAGCGATTGGATAGTAGCGCCTGACCCAATGGGCAATTACTCACGAAATATCTTCATCAATACCGCGCCCGACTCAATAACCGACGATACAATTAAGTACATTATCGAAGTATCTGAAGGATTTAATCCAGTAGGTACGTCTAGCGTCGACCCAGATACTATTTTTCCGATGGCAATTAAACATGCTGCTTTGCTTTTGGTCGGTCAGTATTACGATAATAGGAATGCTGTAATAGTTGGCACTAATAATGCGCCAATGGGCCTAGGCTTCGAGTATCTTTTAGATCCTTACAAAATTCAAATCATACTCTAATGCAATCGGGATCTATGGACGTATTGGTAAGCCTGCAGAGTTATGCGGAAACTATCGACGCCAATACAGGCGAGAAATTGCAGACGTGGACGGAATACGCAACGGCTTGGGCTCAGCGCGTAGAACAGGAAAGCGGCAGCGAGCAAGTGAATGCGGACCGCAGAGAGCATAAGCAAATCGTTTACTATACTATCCGCTATAATTCAGCGGTAAGCGTTAAGCATAGAATAGTCGACGCGGGGCTTAATCATAACATTGTTAACATTGCAAACCTAGCAAGGAATTTATATTTGAAGTTGCAAACTGAATTAACAGAGTGACAAAGAACGTTGAAAATATTGCCGAGGTTATAGACGCCTTAAAAGCGATGGGGGTCGAAATCGATAACCCCGAATTTCAGCGTATGCTTAAAGCTCAGGCGTTACCAATAATTAGTAGTGCAAAGAACTTAGCGCCAAAAGATAGCGGAGACTTGGCGGCATCCATCGGCTTTATTACTGGCAAGGATAAGGACAATAAAACAAAAGTGCTGATTGGATTGCGCAAAGAATATTACAATAATTACCTCGGGCCGATGTTTGAATATGGCACTGTTGCGCGTATACAGGAAAAGACAGGCCGCTATACTGGCATCATTGAACCCCGCCCATTTATGCGCCCGGCATTGGACCAAAACGCGGGCCGAGTAACCGACGGAATTATAAACGGCGTGGATAAAATCCTCGCCAAATTAGCTAAAAAAAATAACTTAATATATAAATAATCATGCCAACCACAGGACCAGTAAACGGCACGCTCATAAGCATCTATAAAGATGTGAGCGGCACACTTAAAAAAATCGCTAACGCGACATCTAACTCGCTCGACATTTCTAAGGATATGATCGACGTTACAAGTAAAGACAGCGCAGGCGCGAAGGAATTTATCGCGGGTGAGTATGGCTACACTTTGAACGTTGAAGCAATCTTTGAAGATGACTCAAGCGTAGGAGCTTCACAAGTTTCGTACAAGGATTTGGTAACAGATTTGCTTGCGGGTACTTTATTGACTATCGTCATGACATCAAACGTAACGGGAGACGAAAAATATAGTGGCTCCGCTTTCTTTAGTAGCTTGAGCTTGAGCGCACCAAACAATGACAAAGCAACTTGGACGGGAACCTTGCAGGGATCTGGAGCTTTGACTTTGGGAACTGTATCTTAATAGTATTATATTTGTGCCATGAGCACTACAATTAAACTAGGGGGTGCTGAGCATCCCCTTTTATTTAACATGAATAGCCTGCGCAACATTATGGAAGTTGCAGGCATGGAAACTTTTGCGGATTTAAACCTACAAAAGGACTTGGCTAAAAGTATGGACTTTGCTTTAAGCTGCGCGTTTTACGGGATCTTGGAAGGCTACGAGGCCCAGGATAAAAAGACGCCTTTCCCAACCGTGCAAAAGTTAGGCGCGGCAATTAAAAAGTTTCAAGAAATTAGCCCAGCGTTGGAAGGATTCACGGCAGCAATTACAGAATTTTTTGCACCTGTTGAAGAGTCAACGGGGGAGTAACTGCCAAGGGCGACAGCGCCCCGCTAACTTGGCGCAAGATTGAGCGCATTGCTTACGGCGAAATGATGCTAAGCGAGCAGGATTTTTTAAAGTCAACGCCTCGCTTTTGGCGTTTAAAATTGGAAGGGATGCGCGAAGCTCAGCAGCAGCAGTATCGCAACCAGTGGGAAATAACCCGCTGGGCTGTTGCTACGGGCATGGCCCCGCACTTAAAGAAACCTATTGAGCCCAAACGGCTGTTAACATTTCCTTGGGAGGTATCCGATTACCTATCAATACACGACGCTTTAAAACTATATTCGCATGTCTTTGATAAGTTAACCCCAGACGCCAAAGCATGAGCGCAAATAAAATAGCCTACAATATCCTAAGTACTAACGCGGCGCTCACTGCGCTAATATCTACGCGCCTAAATCCTGTTAGGATACCACAGGAAAGCGCGTTTCCTGCTGTGAGTTATAACTTAATTAGCCAAGTTCCTAACCCTACAAAGTCAGGGCATAGCCGTACGGAGTTTGCACGCGTTCAAGTTAATGCTTATGGCACAAGTTTGAGCAGTGCGCAGGCAGTTGCATCAGCAATTCGCACAGCGTTTGAGGCGGTAACATTGCCCGGAACTTTTAACGGGATCAAATGCCAAACACTGGAATACGACGGCGAGAATCAAACAGCCGACGATACAGCCGCCTTTGCAGGTTTATACCAAATTTCTCAGGACTATTTAATTAACTTTACTAGGTAATGGCTAAAAGTTTAAATATTGTAATTGGGGCAGACATTGAGAAACTGCGCGAAGGCTTTAACAAAGCGATTGCGATAGTACAAAAGAGCAGCAACCAAATGAGCGCCGAGGTTGCCAAGTCGGCGAAGTCGATGGAGGAACGTTTGGCGGCTATTGCTACGCGTAACCCAACGATGGGAAGCGTGCGGCAGTTAACCCAATTAGCAATGGAAGCCCGGGCGTTAGGTCCAGAGTTTGCCCAAGTTGCCAACGAAATAATTAAACAGGCGGGCCGCATGAAGGACGCCATCGGTGACACGCGTGCGGAGGTTGGATATTTTGCGAGTGATACGCGGCGATTGGATGCTGTGCTAGGTGGTATTCAGGGAGTAGCAGGTGGCTTCGCTGCCATCCAAGGTGCGGCTGCTTTGGCAGGAGTTGAAAATAAAAACCTGCAGGCTACAATGGTTAAGCTGCAGGGAGCAATGGCCTTAGTAAGTGGATTGCAAGCCGTTCAAAATACCTTGCAACAGGAAAGCGCAGCGGTGCAGGGCTTCCTTGCATTGCGCACTACTGTATTAACCGCCGCACAAACTGCCTACACTACGGCAGCAGCTGGCGCGATAGGCGCACAGAGGGCTTTAAATATAGTAATGGCCGCCGCTCCTTGGGCTTTGGCTATTGCTGCGATTAGTGCTATTGTAATTTCGATTGCGGGATATGAGGACAAAACTAAAAAATTGTCAGCAGCGCAAAAGAATTTAAACGATATACAGGACGATACAATTAAGAATTTTCAAGATGAGGCAAAAAGTGTAAGCGCATTACTGGCTATTGTAAACAGTCAAGCGGCCTCTATGAAATCACGCAAAGAGGCTTTAGCGGAAATTCAAAAAATATATCCAACCTATTTAAAAAATCAAGATTTAGAAAAGGTAAGCACTAAAAGCCTAAGCACCGCCACAACTAACTTAACGGCGGAAATTTTAAAGAACGCCAGAGCAAGGGCGGCCTCCGCAAAGTTGCAGGAATTACAGGGCAAGCTATTAGACATTGAAGCGGAAAAGGACAGGCGCAGAGTTAGCACGCTTGAGGAGGTTAGTAGATTGCAAAGCATTGGAGCTAGCCCGTCGCAAATTCAAGGCTATCAGCAAGCGCAAGAGGGCTTAAACAAAGTTTTAAATATAAACGAGGCTGCACTAAGAGGGCAAGTTGAGGCGGTTATTAGATTGGCTACGGCTGAAAATTTAAACCTAGTCGCCACAACAGGAACCACTACCGCAATAAATAATCAAAAGGACGCAGTCAAAGGATTGACTACAGCAACCGACGAGCTGACCGCAAAGAATACAGGTGGCAGTTTGTTGGCTCCAGTGGATCCGATTGTCAAGCAATCAATGGCCGATGTGTTGGCGGAGCTTGATAAGATCCCGGTTGCATTAGAAGGGGCTAAAGTTGAGCCATTATTTTCGGATGTTATCGAAGAAGGGCCTGCAGTTATAGCTACTACTGTTGAGGTAAGCGACGCGTTTAAAACGATGGCAGACCGCAACAGTGCAAGTTTTCAACAGCACGCAAGCGCTTTAAATGCCACTAATATAAAAACGGCAGAATGGGCGGCCAAAACGCAGACCGCGCTAGATGCTGTTAATGCTGCCTTTGCTGAATTGCAAATGCAAACGGCTGAGAACATGGCGCAATTTATTGCAGACATGGCAACAGGCGAAGAAGGTGCGGGCAAAAACTTTGGTAAAAATATGCTGGGCGCAATCGCGGGATTTATGGATACTTTAGGTAAGGCTTTGGTAGCTACGGCTATTGCATCTGAAGCCTTTCAAAAATTGTTAATTGCAAATCCTGCAGCGGCTGCGGTGGCGGGTATTGCATTAATGGCAGGCGCAGCAATCGTAAGGAATGAATTAAAAAAGGGACCTAATGTTCAAGCCTTCGCCGACGGTGGTATAGTTAGCGGTCCAACGCTCGGCCTTATGGGTGAATATCCTGGGGCGAGTTCTAACCCTGAAGTTATAGCACCGTTGGATAAATTAAAAGGAATGTTAAAGACAAACGACAGCAACGGCTTTGTAGCTAGCACTTCCATCCAAGGCAGGGATTTGGCAATAGTTTTGGAACGATATAACAGAGACTCAGCACGCGGATAATGGCACGAATTTACTACGGCTCGTTTAAGAGCATTAACAACGTAACCCACAGGGTTGAAATATGGGACGGACCTACAGGCACAGCGAACAGCGGAGGCACAGAGTTGACGCTTGCAGGTGAAGGCTATGTGATTACACGCAAGGGCGAGGGCGACCCACTTTATACAAACTACATTCGACCGAGTAGAGTAGAGACTTTTTGGGTGATCCCGAATAATACCGTATTAACTGACT